CTAATGCAATAAGTGTCCAAGATTTACCACCACCAGGATTACCAAAAATCAAACCAAAATCACCATTTCCTAAACCACCCTGAAGTAGCATATTAAATGATTCCCAAGGACAAGGTACTACAACTCTGTGATCTTCTCTATAACGAGATTCAACATCTTTGTTATATTCGTGACCAACATTTTTGTCTTGACCGGATTTAAGTGCGTTATCAATTAATGAACGAATTGAGTCATAGTCTCCCGCATTTAAAAAATCTACGCTTGTTAACAACGCTTTCTTAAGTTGCTGGTTTTTACAAAAATTGCTAAATTCTTCTTCAACATATTTGAGATCCTCATCTGATGCTTTATAAGCTTCGCGAAGTTGTTCTTTAATAGATACTTGAAGTACTTCGTTGTCAATTTTTTTCAATTCTACCTTCAAAACATCCATTGAAGGTGTAGTGTGGTATTTTTGGTAATACTTTAAAATTTCTTTAATAATCCAACGGTGTGCCTGATTATCAAAATATTCTTCACTAATAACATCGTGGATGTTAAGCAAAAACTCTTTGTGTGTTAAAAGTGAAGATAAGACTTTAATTTGAAAGCCAATACCGTACTGCGAAAGATTACTTAATGTCATATAACTTATTTTCTAAAACTATTTAATACTTTAAATGTGTCATTAATCCAAAACTCAACATTCTTGATTAAATGACCTAAACCATCATCGTGGTAAAATCGTAAAAAAGCTTCAGTATTCAAAACTAAAGTATCATCTTCAGCAAATTCCCTCAAAAACTCTTTATCATCATCATCCAATAAAGGTTTTTTTAAGTTCATAATTTTGTAATTTTGTTCTAATCTATCGCGTTCAAAAGCGATGCGAGAATAAATAACATGTTCTTTATACTTAGCTTCTGATATACTAAAAATGTCATCTAATGTTAATATATCAGTAGATAATTCAGGGAATTTCTTGAATAAACCTTTAGCTCCTAACCCTTTTACACCTGCTACTTTATCTGAATTGTCTCCAAGTAGCATTTTATACAAAATAAAGTTTTCGGCCAATACACCGAATTTTTCTTTAACAGTATCTTTAGTATAATATTCTTTTTCGATTGGACGATACACAATAACATCGTCATTTACCAGTTGTATAAAGTCTTTATCCGATGATACTATAAAAACCTTGGAACCATGTGTTGAAGGGAGATAATCGCTATAATACGCTATAATATCGTCTGCTTCTGCTTTATCAATTGCAACCGTTTTAACAGGTAAACACTTTAAATAATGAGCAATACGAACTATTTGATTAATCTTAGCATCATCTTCATCCTCTAAATCCTCAAATACTTCCCAGTTTGTAATTCTGTGTTGATTACGACCTGATTTGTACTCGGGGAGTAGGTTCTTCCTATTTGTGGAAGAACCAATCCCGTCGAATACTACAAACACAGATGTAGGTTGGATTTGATTAATTAAAGATCCTAATGAGCGAATAAAACCACCTAAACCACCCACGTGTACTCCTTGAGGGTTTACTATATTCATCATGGCAAAATTTCTAAAAAACAAATTTAAACCATCAATTAAAAGTACACGATCGTAACGATTTGAGGAGACTGTTTCCTGCTCCTCAAGATTATCAAGGAGTTTAAGCAATTCTTTTCTTTTCATATTAATCTGGTTCTTGTGTAAAGATATTTTCAGGTTCAAAATTGTCTTGTTCCTCAAAAATATCGAAATCCATACCTCCAAGTACTTTCATCCATTCTGATGCGTGTGCATCTTTATATGATTTAAGTTCCTTATCAGTATCGTTAATGAATCCGTGTGGAGTCATAATAATTTTTCCTCTTGATTGAACACCATTAATGTGGTTTTTATCAATCTGGATGTTTGTACGTTTAGCAAATTCAACTTGCTTACCATCTTTAATCGCTTTGATTTTAGATGTACCTGCATTTGAAATATTACCAAATGTTACTACGAACGTAGCATCAAACCACATTGCAAATCCACCTTTGTTCATCAACTTAGGTTGACCCATAGGTACTTCTGCTTTTGCAGTCCACACTTTATTAACACATACTAGTGTATTAGTGTGTGGTGATGATTCTTTACGTGATAATGTAATTTTCTGGTTAACATTGTTACCAAATTGGGTTGACATTGCTCCAGCATTCCATTCGTTGTTGTTTTTGTTTGATTTAACAGACATTTCACAAGGAATTGAACCAATTGAATCCCAAAGGAACAATAGATCATAAGGTAGATTACCTTTTTTCTGTTCGTCTAACAAATCTAAAACAAATGCTGCTACGTCTTCAATAGTGTGTAGAGTTTCACGGTCAACATAAATGAAATTACCTTCGTAATTTAAAATTTCACCTGTTTCTTCGTCTACAATCTCATTTACATGAAGACCCATTTGGACAGCATGTTCCCAATTCCATTTCATCTCAGTTACAATGAACACAGGTAAAACGCCCATTTTTTGGGCTGAAACCGCTGCTTCAATCATAGCGGTTGTTTTACCTGTATCACTGTGTCCGCGAAGAAGTACAATGTGGCCCATTGGAATCCCTGGTACTGATGTTACCTCCTGGAAGGCAGGACTCAGTGGAATCCATTTTTGCTCTTTAAACTTTACATTTGAGTTAAGCATTTTTTTCTCCTTAAACTTAGTCAAATCAAATTTAGATCTAAGTTCAGAGGATAGAGCAGCCGTTAGCGATTCGCTTTTTTTACTTCTTGCCATGTGTGTTTAAATTAGAAAGGTAAGTCGTTATCTTCTTCGTCGAACAAAGCATCAAACTTATCTGCCTTACTTACTTTTTCAGCCGCAGGGGTCTTAAGTGAATAAGCTTTAGCAGGTTTTTCTACAACTTCTTCCTTTTCATCATCGATAATATCACCTTCAGAATATTCGTCTTCAGGAGACAACCATTCTTGGAGAGCTGTCTTCATTTCATCATATGGATATTTTTTAAATACTTCCATAGGATTAGGTTGATTTGAAAGCAATGCTTCAATAGTTGCTTTATCATCGGCCAACAAAGTTTCTTTAACTTTAGGCATGATAGTGGTTTTGTTGTAGTTTGTACCTGTTACCTCAGGACCTACAGTGGTCAATGTAATATCACGACCATTCATTACGTCGGTAAAATCACCAACATCTTCGTTGTCAGCAAGGTTCAAGAAATCCATATACAATTCCTTACCAAACTGCCACAATTTTACTCCTTCGCTTTCTTCACCGCGAACTACAATAGGAACAAAGATACGCATTTTTGGATCAAGCTTTTTAGCCATACGCCAGTTTTCCTTGTCACTAGTACTACGCAATTGTTTTGCAAATTCTACGATTGGGTCTTTTTCACCCCAATTGATTGGAGATACCATAGTATTTTTTCCAATACCATAATGGAAATACATTTCGGTAAATGGGTTTTTCTTGTTGTACTTAGATGGTACAACTCGAACTACTTGCTTACCTACTGAGGGTTTCCAAAAGACAGATTTTTTCTCTCCGCTGCCTTTACCAGATTGCTTTGACTGCATTGAAGACAGTCGATTTCGCATTTCATTTAAGTCCATAACTAATCAAATTTTGTTTGTGATATTAATATAATAACTATTTGGTGCTTTACCAAATTAAAGTTCAACAATTTTGTAAACTTTTGTGTTTAATTGTCTTAATTCATTTGTGTTAGTCAACAAAATACAATTCTTGTAATGTTGCCAATTCACTCTAAATGCTGGATCTACTACACCACCATTTAATGATTTAATCAATGTGTTAAGAGCGTTAATTGTGTATAACGTATTCGTTTCTTTTTTTCTATGTACTAGGATTGTGTTGTGAGGGATATTATCTACATTGCCCTGGTCTACATTATAAGTAATAACATATTCGCCTGTGCTTTTAACAAATAACACAAACATTTTATTATACATTATAGTGTATGCATCCGCGATGCTGTTTACCATATCATCAAGGACATCCTCTGCAACAAACGTACAAAATAACTTGTTGTTCAAATCTTTAATATTTAATTGAGTTTTCTCCCAATAAATATCGTAATGATTATTTAAAGTCATAACTGCTTCCATGCTTAACCTTTATTTGTAATTCTTTATTTTTAAAAATATCTTTTATTTCCTCAATTAAATTTTCACTCGCGTCGTAATCGAATAAAAAACTATCGTACGTATATAATACTAACTTAGTATTTTTGCCTCTTAACAACTTATGTATTTCCATTAATATACAAACATTAGTTGCCGTTTCCAAGTTTTGTAAAATATAATTAAACAACTTTTGCGGATTCATATTATCCAGCTCACTCTTTTTAAAGCAATAACTTGAATTTGGCACAATAACTTGTCCCGAGTTATTAAACTCTTTCCAGTTATCATCAATAAATTTACTTACTTTTTGAAAAAATTCAAGGTGCGCATACTCTTTAAAAACGCCTCCGTATAGCTGCTTAAACGTGAGCTCTTTGGCTTCTTGATAACTCGTTCCGTAGAGGTCCGCGAAGACTTGGTGTACATCCTGTCCACTAAAATCCACGGCAACCAAACGAGCAGCAAGATGAGGGTGGTATGCACTAATATCGAGCTCCACAAACTCATGACTCGATATGAAGCTCCCCCTTGCGCCATTATCTTTATTTAGTGCGGCAAAATTGATGCCATTAAAAGAGTTGCTTGGTCTACGTGTTGTTGTAAAAAGATTGTAACTGG